AAAGAAAAATATGAATCCTTATCAAAATTCATTTGGAGGTAATATCCCGCAGGACGTAGCCGGGAAACAAGGTGAAAATGTCATTTTTATTGTTTATACTCTAAAAGATACTCCCGAAACTCTTGATAAAGTAAAAGATGTATGCGCTAATTTCTCGGGCATGATTCGCAGCATGCGTAATCGTTTCCCCGAACTGATGTTCAGTTGTACGATGGGCTTTGGCGCCGATGCCTGGAGCCGTCTTTTCCCGGAAAAGGGAAAGCCGAAAGAACTGAACACTTTTGAAGAGATCAAAGGCGGAAAGCACACGGCAGTCTCTACTCCGGGCGACATCTTGTTTCATATCCGTGCAAAACAGATGGGGTTGTGTTTTGAGTTTGCTTCCATCATTGACGAGAAGCTCCAGGGCGTAGTTGAACCTGTCGATGAAACTCACGGTTTCAGATATATGGACGGCAAGGCTATTATCGGCTTTGTAGACGGAACAGAGAATCCGGCAGTTGATGAGAATCCTTATCATTTTGCGGTGGTAGGAGAGGAGGATGCTGATTTTGCAGGAGGAAGTTATGTTTTTGTACAGAAGTACATTCACGATATGGTTGCATGGAACGCTCTGCCTGTGGAAGAACAGGAGAAAGTGATCGGTCGTCGTAAGTTTAACGATGTCGAGCTGTCTGACGAGGAGAAACCTCAAAATGCGCATAATGCCGTCACTAATATTGGTGATGACCTGAAAATTGTACGTGCCAACATGCCGTTTGCCAATACGTCTAAGGGAGAATATGGCACATACTTCATCGGTTATGCAAGTACGTTCAGTACGACCCGGCAGATGTTGGAAAGTATGTTCATCGGCAATCCGGTAGGGAATACCGATCGTTTGCTTGACTTCAGCACAGCTGTAACAGGAACGCTTTTCTTTGCTCCTTCCTACGATTTGCTGGGAGAATTGGGCGAATAAAAAAAGAAAAATAAGAATAAAAGATTGGAGGAGGATTACACTTTGGTAATCTCCTCCACTATATATTGATCTTTCACTCTCCTGCAGGTACATACAAAGTATTCCGGATGTTTCAGGGCTCCTTCTAAAGTATCAGGAAGAATCATCTCTTTGGTACGTCTATCCATTGCCACCGTTGCATATAGAATACCCTCTTTTTCGCATCTCTCAATTAATGCATTTTTTAGTTCTTCTACGCTATATTCCATTTGTGTGAGACTTTATCGCTGCAAAGTTATGGAAAATATGTATATTTTGTGCAATAATATTCCTGTAATATATAAAAATAGCTCCCTAGTTCGTCCGCCGACGAGGGAGCTATCAACACAAAAACTAAACTAGACACATTTTTGGAAATCTAGTTGTATATTCTGTGTATCAATTATATAGTCCTGCTTTTTTTTATGGTTCGACCATAATTCGACCATTTGATGTTTTATGTACTATCAAGATTTCTATATTTCATATTTTATATTACTTTAAATATTATATTTACGCATTGTCAAACTAAAATAGTGCGTTTATGAAATCGTTATTAAAAAATGTCCTAAGAAGGATAAGTAAAAAACAATCTTCTAAAGAAGATAATGCAACAGCCTTTTATCCCCAGTGTTGTGCAAAAGTGGATGATTCCGCTCGTATGCGTATAAAAATGTCTTATGACCAAAATGTAAAAGAAACTATATCAAGCTTGAAAACACTTGCTAATGATATGTCTAGTGGCTTTGTTACTTTTAAAAAGTTTCAGACTAGGCGTTATCAATACAACCCGGATGCAGATGCAACTCTATATGCTTCAAGACTGCTTCGTGCAGCTTCTATATTGGAGTTCCTATTAACTGATCCTGATAATAAATCTTAGAGATTCATTTTTTCAGCTAGAGCAGAGAGCCCTATCAGTAGTTCAGTTATATTTTTGGCTTTTCCGACAACATCATCAACTTTCGCTGCTGTATCAGGGCTTAACTCCTTTTCTAATCGTTCTAGCTGCATTTGAAATGTATCAAAACTTAATATATATAAGTCTCTTTCAACAGTGAATCCCCCTTTTTCTGCAAAATTGAATATTTCAAAATTCAACGTAAGATATTCAATACCATATCCTTTATAGTCAATAAATCTCCTATTTTTGAACTCCTCTAAAACTATTTCATATTGTTCTTTACTGATCCTAAGGTCTGGTATATCTTTATAATTTAGTTTAGCTGTTCTTTTCCCGTTTGCTACAACCAAAATATAATTTAATACTTTATCCTTCTCTTCAGCTGTTATAACTAAAGGATATTCTCTTTCATCTTTTGGGAGTACAGTTCTAATTGGGCGCATATTTGAAAAAAATATTTATTCTATTGTTTATATAGTTTCATTCTAGTATCACTGTAATACATTATATCTTTTTCTATTTCGCAGGGAATTGTTAAGTTGTCTTTTTCTACTATTAGATTCACTATATTGTTATTTATAGAGTATTTACCTGATACCGTTTCTTTCCATTCATATTCTAAATCCTCATTATCATCTGCAACATTATATATTGTGAAAGATTTTAAACCAAAAGATATAGCGAAGAAAGGTCTTAAATAAGGAGTTCCTTCTTCAAACGACAATCGAGTTTTGCCATACCAATCTTTTGTAGAAGTCCATGTTGTTCCTGCTAAGTTAATACTGTCATCAGAACATGAGCTAAATATCAGTACTAATAAAAGGGGTAGTATAAAAAAAGTCTTTTTCATACATATATATTTATCCTATATTTCGTTCATTCTTCAACATAGTCAGTTCTCCTTTGGCTTTTTTAAGTTCTTCTGTGAGTAACTGATTCGTTTTAGTTTGTTCGGTGATTATACCTTGCAAGGTAGTGATCGTATCTACCAAGCGTTTCATTTGTTCTATGTTTGGGTCAGGTGTTACTTCTGAAAGTAGCATTTGACCTTTTCCGCGAAGTAACCACTCAGCAGAAATATCTTCATAGGTTAGTAGAATTGAAGTTAATACCTTAGCGGAAGGTTCTGTTCCACGTTGAAACATTGATGCTATTACAGATTGTGTTACACCAATTCTTTTCGCAAATGCGCTATCTGTAATGCCGGCAGACAGAATTATTTCTCTAATTCTTCCATTAATAGTGTTGTTATTTGTCATAAATCCAATCAATCAAAAGTTAATAAAACGCAAATGCGATAAAATAAAAAGTTTTTTGTTTTTAAAATAACGCAAATGCGATTATATTTGCATCATAAATCAATCAATCATACAAACATACAAAAAATGATTGATAAAACCAATTAAAAAATAACGATTATGAGCTACAATTTATCACAAATAATGAAGTCTGCACACCGCAATTACAAGAAGGGTGGAAAAACATTTTCAGAGTGTTTAAAATCTGCATGGAGCTTTGCAAAACTCCAAGAAAGTTTCTCACCGGAAGCAGTGAAATCAAGAACTGATAAATTTTTAGCTGAAAGACATGAAGCTATGAGCAAGACTGCCAAAGCTACACCTAGCAAGGAATATAATAACCTTAATATTCCCGCTTCCGCTTACTACAACCCAAATAGTACTCATTACGGTGCACATTACGTCGGAGATTAATCAAATTATACAACAATGGATAAAAGAACCGAACTAGAAATACAGCGAGACAAATATGAAGCTGTGATTGAAGAACGAGACGCGTTGATCAGCTCTTTGAGAGGTGAAAATGAAAAACTCAAACGAGATTTAGAATCAGAACGTGGATTTTATAGAGAGAAAGTTTCCCAATGTGATGATTTGAAGAAATTTATTGAATCGCAACGAAACTTAATGGACATAGTTTTGAAGAACAACCAAAGTATTCTCTAACCCTCACTAAAGTCAAACCAAACCGCCGGTTATCCGGTACCCAGTCCGGTCTTTGAGCCTGCCCTTGAAGGGAGACTGGGAACAACAGAGAAGAGTTCTTTGACATATTGGTAAAATGGTGTTTTGGAAGCCGACACGTGCTGAAAGGGATTACTGACGTAGGCGGGCTTCTCAACGATATAATGCTGTGGTTAATGGTCAAGCCGTATCGTTGTAAAACTAAATCAGTTAGACGTTTGTCGGCAAATCGAGGTATTTGCTTTATGTATATAAAGGTGATGTAGCTCAGGCAGGTTAGAGCGCTGTGTGTGGTGGATGGTTGAGAGTTCGAGTCTCTCAAGAAATACTCTTAGCTTAACGGAAGAGCACCACAAGCAGAGGTCGGCGGTTCGAATCCGCTCATCGCTTCAATGTTTAATTTAAAATTAGATTGTATGGAAAAGGATATTCAGAGACGTAACGTAATTGATGTATTACGGAGTATGGATGTTGGTGCAATAGAAGTATTTCCTATCGTTCAGAAACCGTCTGTAACTAATACATTGAATGCTCGGCTTTATAAAGAAAAAGCTGAAGGAATGGCTTGGAAAACAAAGTCAGATGTAAAAAATATGCAGTTTATAGTAACCAGAATTGCATAACTACCTTGCTTGTTGAGATGATCAGAGGTGAAATGGCTGAAATATTGCTAGATAATATTCTCCGTCTGTTTTCTACAGAAACGTTTGGAAAAGATAAGTCTGCGTATTATGTGGGTGGGGAAAAGAAATTGATGAATCTTATAGAAGCGGGTAAGATTGAAAGTGATAAGCCCACTAATGTCCAAAACGGCAAGTGGCATTGTAATGCTGCTCAAGTATTACTTCATTGCCGATGTGCGGGAAGGAAAGTTAAATCTAAAAAACGGAAGAAATGAAAAAGATTAAAGTGATACAGTATGCCATGATGTTCATTGCCTTATGGACAACACTGTATCTTATAGATAGCATTGAAGTTAGCAAGAAAGAATTTATTGCTGCTTTTGTATTGGTGACTGTCGTATCAGTGAATTATATCTGTTTTCGATACTACGAAGATAGGAAACAAAATAAGGATAGCCTGTGAAGGTCTGCATTGCTTAATTTTAGTATTTGTCATGTTTATTTAGCCCGGTTCGCCGGGCATCTGCCGGGATAGCCCAGTTGGTTAGAGCGCATGTTTCTACATGAGGTCAGCGGTTCGAATCCGTTTCCCGGCTCAACTCAATCAGAGTTAAGTAACCCGTGAGGGTGAAAATATATTTGCATTATATATACAATCAATGTAGCCGGAAGCGTCTGGCTACGACCTGAAGGAATGGCGGAATTGGTAAACGCAAGTATGCAGATAGATTGAAGAAAGTCATACATAGGTAATCTATCATCCCGGTTCGAGTCCGGGTTCCTTCACAGAGAATTTTTCTTTTTATGTTTAACTAATGTTGCCAGCGAAAAGGACGCTGTAGGGTTAAAGCCCCTGTTATTTGAGTTTTAATTGTTCTATACTATTCCGGTGTGCTTTGAACGGCTATCCGGAAGCAAGAAGCTCGTGAGAGTGCTATTTAATAGTTAATGTCGTGTTTTATTTTGTGTTTGTGTTCTAGGTGAATGGTTCGTGAGAATAGTTCACTTAAAACGGATGGCTGGTGTAATTGGCAGCATACGCAGATATGCGTGATGTGGGTTCGATCCCCACGCCATTCACCCTTCTGATCCTAATTAAATTATAGTAGTTCATGAGTTTTGTTTTGTGTTTGTGATTGGGGTGTATGGTCTGTGAAGATAGTGCACCTTTTTAATTAATCGGGCGGATATGTATATCGTTGGTTGAAACTGCGGTGAGGTGCACCAATATTCCGTGAGACCGGTTCGACTCCGGTTCCGTCCACTAGCATTTACATTATGTATAAATCAGGGAGCCGTACACCCTTCAAAGCGTAGCCGTTCCATAAGGTACATTGGATTATTCATTTTCTTATTTTTCTGCCTGTACAATATCGTACAGGCAGTTTTTACTACCTGAAAATGGCGTTAAAATGGCGAAG